GCCGTTTGCCACGCTGGTGATTCCGTTCAATGGCTCAGCGGCCGGCCAGGTCAATAGCACCCAGCCCAATGCGCTGACCTGGGCCAATGAGGGCGATACGCTCAGCATCACGCCATCGGGGGCCAGCGGCGTGGCGGCGGCGATCTTCGATGTTTCTTTGATGCAGGTTTAAACGCCATGCAGGTCAATAATCCCCTGGCGTCGTTGACGCGGCCGAACAACGCCACGCCTTATGCCGTGGGCCAACTGGTCGCCAATTCGACCATCGCGGCGTCCGTGGTTCCGCTGGCCTTTATGCTCGGCAACTCGTTCGGCCAGGGTCAATTTCGCCTCACCCGGGCGCGCATGTTCAAGAGCAGCACCAATGTCACCAATGCCAGCTTTCGCCTTCATCTCTACGAGATATCGCCTGTCATCGCCAATGGCGACGGCGCGACCTGGTTGACCGACAGCTCAGCGCATTGGCTTGGCAATATCGATGTCGCCTCGATGCTGCCGTTCAGCGATGGCGCCGCCGGCACCGGCTCATGCCCGGCCGGCTCGGAGCAGTTCATCAGGATGTATGCCGGTTCGACGATCTATGGGTTGCTGGCAACGCTTGGTGCCTATACGCCGGCGGCCAATGAAATGTTTACCGTCGTACTTGAGGAAGTGGATGCCTATTGATGCGGGTTCATTTTCATCTCGATGCCAATGGCCGGGATCTGGCCATCGAGCACGCCCAGGATGTTGCGCCGATCCTGGAATGGAACGGCGCGGCGCGGCGTGACGAGCAGCGTTCGGATTGGGGTCGTCATGTCGCGCGGATACCGAATGTGATCCTTGTGAAGTGGCTCGACGACGAATACGCCCGCGGCCGGCCGGACCTGCGGATGTTTTCACCTGAATTCGACGCTATCGTGCAGCGAAAATTACAGGATCCGGAGTGGGCCTATCTGCGCACTGATCGGCCGGCACACCAGGTGGGATGGCGATGACCACGATCGCATCCATCAATGATCTGCAGGCCGCGGTGACCGAATATCTGGCGCGTGACCAGGACGCGACATTGATCGCACGGATTCCGAGCTTTATTCAGTTCGCCGAGGCCAAATTCAACCGGCTGTTGTTCACCCGCCAGATGGAACAACGCTCGACCGCGGTGGTCGATATCACCCAGGCAGAGCCGCAATATATTTTGTTGCCGCCGGATTTTCAATCGATGCGAAGGATCAAGCTGAAGAGCACGCAGCCCAGCGTCCGGCTCGATTATATGTCACCGGCGCAGCTTGACGAATATCGTTCCAGCATCGGCGATGTCGCCGACCAGCCCATGTTCTTCACGATTTTTGGTACTGAGCTCGAACTCTGCCCGACACCGGATCAGGATTACGTGGTCGAGATGGTCTATCGGCAGAACATTCCGTCGCTTTCGCTTAACCCGACTAACTGGCTGTTGACGTTGGCACCCGATCTTTACCTCTACGGCGCGCTGCTGGAATCGGCGCCCTACATCAAGGAAGACGGACGGATTCAAACCTGGGGAATGGGTTTCAAAACCTCGCTGGATGACCTCAACGCGCTCGGACAAGTATCGGCCTATAATGCCGGCCCACTGGTCATGCGGATGACGGGAGTGACGCCCTGATGGCCGCGTTCCAGAAATTCAATTGTTTTGTCGGTGATGTGACGCATGCGCTGCATGACATGTCGACCGGGACCGTGCAGATCTACAAGGTCTATTTGAGCAACACCCAGCCCCTCGTCACCCAAACCTTCTATAATGCGCCGCCCGAGATCGCCGCGGGCTTTGGCTATGTCGCGGGCGGCGTGTCGATCGCGCCGACCACCGGAGTACAGAGCTCCGGCGTCTTCAAATTCACCGCCGGTACCCAGCCTTCCTGGGTGGCGATGGGCGGGTCGATCGGTCCGTTTCAATTCGCCGTGCTGTACAATTCGACCAGCCCGACACAACCCCTGATTGGCTGGTGGGATTACGGCCTGCCCATCACGCTGACCAACGGCAATACGTTCACGGTTACCACTGACCTGGCCAATGGCATTCTGACCCTTGCGTGACATCAGCCTGGTGAGATTGACGTGATGAGGTCTGCCTGATGCCCGGCATTGATGCCAATACGATTCTGTGCTGCCATTGCGATGGCGCCGATGGCGGCGCCGTTTTCATCGACAGCGCGCCGACGCCGCACGTTCTCACCGCGTCAGGCAATACGGTGACCGCGGCGGCGGCAGCCTATTTCGGCGGCGCTGGCTTGAGCAACGGCGCCGTCGTTGCCGGCGCCGGCGTGACATCGTCGTCGCCGACGGATTTTCAACCCTCGGGTAATTTCACCGTCGAGCTCTGGTTCAACGGCAATGGCAGCCAAGCCGCCAGCAACCAATATCTGGTCTCGCTTGCCAATGGCACGGCCGCTGGCAACATCGCCTTTGCGCTGTACCGCGTTGCCGCATCGGGGCTGATCGGGGGCTTGGTCGGGTACGGTGCGACGACCATCGAAGTGGACAGTCTGACCGCCTATGCGGATTCTGCCTGGCACCATCTTGCCTTGGTGCTGACCGGGGCAGGGAGCCTGTCCTTGTTCGTCGACGGCGTGCTGCAATCCAGTGCGGCGGTGGTGAGCGTGAATGAGCCTTCCGGGTCGATTTTCGCGATCGGCAATCTGGTGCCGGGTACCGATCCGTCGCTGCCTTGGCCTGGCTTCATCGACGAGCTGAGAATCTCCAACGTCGCGCGCTATCTTTCGAATTTCGCGCCGCCGACCGGGCCATTCGATAATCAACAGCTGTTCAACCCGATCCCGCAATTGGCGCCACTGTTGGCCTCATGAAACCGCATTATGACCTGAACCGATTCGCGTTCATGCGACCGCAGGGACCGCATATGCCGGTCACCGAGTCCTACGTCGCGATCCCGCCGGCGCTGGTGATCCGCGACAGCGAAAATGCGCTGTGGACCCTGGGCTTCGACCGCGGCGCGACCTGGCGTACCGGCGAGTATGAATTCGACGTGATCCGCAACGGCGTGAAGACGGGAGAGCATGCCTGCCGGATCGAATACCGCAGAGGCAAGGTACGCATTTTCGGCGAGGCCGGCTGGCGCAGCTGGAACGGCCGGATGTTTGTGTAAGACAGACTCACGTGAGTCATATTGGCCTCGAATAATATGCCCATGCCATCGCCGCCGACACGTCGATCGCTGCTTCAAGTATCCTATGGTCGGCCCCGCGGCTTTCGCCCGTGTTTCTCCGCGCGATGGGTCCCGGCTCCAGGCTAGGACGACGAATTCCGTTGGATATGACAGCCATGATTTTCTTCACCCATGCCCTTCGCTGGGCAAGGTCGCCCCATCACCCTTGGGCAAGGTCAGAGGCGCAACGTCAGCGCATTCTAAACAGGAGACTTTGAAACATGCGTGAGTTTTCGATTTCGTCGGCCGGCAACACGGTTGTTGGCGCTTCCACGTTGATCTTCGTCAATCCGGCGGCGGCGCCGAGCGTCAATCTTGAATTTCTGCGCTATTGGGTCGGGCAGTCGCAAAACGCCACCTCGGCGCAGCAGCGTGTTCAGCTGGTCACCCAGGCCGCCGCGTTCCCGAGCTTTACCGCCGGTACCGTGCCGGTGAAGCTGAAGCCGTCCGACCCGAACGCGTCCGTGATCACCGCGGGATCCGGCACCGGCGCCACCGCGCCGGGCACCGCCGGGACCGCCGCGATGAACGCCACGGCGGAAAACGCCGGCATCAAGACGGTGGTGTGGGAAGACGCTTTCAACGTGTTGAACGGCTGGCTGCATGTACCAACCCCGCCGGAAACCCGCATCATGCCGGCTGGCTATGCGCAAGGCCTCGGCCTGTTCTTTCCGGTAGCGCCGGCGACCCTGACCAACTGGGCGTTCGGCACCGTGTTCCGCGAAATCTAATCGCTGTCGTCACTGGGCGGCGGCTGACCGTGACGCTACCGCCGCCCGTGCTGCACAGCGTTGTATCCCTTTACTCAAGTCAAGGAGCCATCATGCCTACGATTAATTCGCTGCGGCCGCAGACGAAGCCGCATCACGGCAAGTCCTGCCAGCTCAAGCGTTCCGTCACATTGGATGATGGCGAGGCGTTCGATGTCGCATTGGCCAAGACCGTGGTTCAGCTTGAGGACACGGACACCGAGATCATCGTCGCCAATATTGAATTGCAATTCTAACCGCCGAGGCCGCGCGTGGGAAACTTCCACAACTTGGCGCCGCCGCCGATGCAGGGCGGCGCGCAGCCTGATGCGCCGGCGCGGCTGTCGCCGCAGCTGATCGCCGTCGAGGTCGACGTGCCGCCTTTCTCCGGCGGTGGCCCGCTGCCATTGCCTGCATCGCTGGTCGCGCTGGCGCAACCCAATCCATGGACCTATGCCTTTCTCGGCGCATCTCAGCCCTATGCACCGGCGCGGCTATCGCCAGTGATCACCGCGGTGCGGGTCGATCCGCCACCGACGAATTATGGCGGTCCGGTCGCCTTGAAGAGCGAAGTTGTCGCGGTCGCGCAGCCCGATCCCTGGACCTATTCATATTGCGGGGCGGCGCAGCCGTTCGGCGCCAGGACCCTGTCGCCGGGCATCCCCGGGCAGAGTGTCCGCGAGCCGCCTTACAGCTATGGCGGGCCGATCGCGCTGAAGGGTGAAACGGTCGCGCTCGCCCAGCCTGATCTCTGGACGTTTTCCTACTTTGGGAGCGCGCAGCCGTTCGGCGCCAAGACCCTGTCGCCGGGCATCCCCGGGCAAAGTGTCCGCGAGCCGCCCTATAGCTATGGCGGGCCCTACGCGCTGAAGATGGCCTCGGTCGCGCTCGTGCAGCCCGATCCCTGGACTTATTCGTTCTTCAACTCACAGCCCTTCGGCGCCAAAACACTTTCGCCGGCTATTCCCGGTCAGGACGTCGATTGGCCTCTGCCAAGCTATTCAGGTCGCGCGGTCTCGGTATTGGCATCGCTGATCACCCAGGCGCAGCCTGATCCTTGGACCTATTCTTTCTTCGGCGCGGCGCAGCCGTTCGGTCCCAAGACCCTGTCGCCGGGCATTCCCGGTCAGGACATCGATCGTGCGCCGGTCAGCCATGCCAACCGTGGCGCGGCGACCGCGGCATTGATCGCGCGGTGGCAGCCCGATCCCTGGATCTATACGTATCTTGCGACGGCGCAGCCGTTCGGCGCGAAAACCTTGTCGCCTGCGATCCCTGGGCAGAGCGCCGATGCGCCACCTTTTGCGATTGGCGGCCCCTCGGCGCTGAAGCTGGCTTCGGTTGCGATCGCCCAGCCTGACCCGTGGGTTTATTGCTATTTCGGAGCCGCGCAACCATTCGCCAAGAAAACCTTATCGCCGGGCATTCCCGGCCAGGACCGCGATGCGCCATTATCCGCCTATGCCGGCGGAACCGTTCCGATGACCGCTACGCTGGTCGCACAGGCTCAGCCCGATCCCTGGACCTTTAGCTTTTTCGGTGCATTGCAGCCGTTCGGGCTCCGAACTCTATCGCCGGCGATTCCCGGGCAGGATGTCGATCATCCGCCGTTCAGCCATCCGAACCGCGGCGCCTCCACCGCGGCGCTGATTTCGCAGGCGCAGCCTGATCGGTGGACCTATTCTTACTTCGGCAACGCCCAGCCATTTGGCGCCAAGACCCTCTCGCCGGGCATTCCCGGTCAGGACCGCGATCCGCCGCTGGCCAGCACTCCCGGCCGGTCCACGCCGGTCGCAACCGCGGTGGTCGGCCAACAGCAACCTGATCCCTGGACCTATCTCTATCTCGGTGGGGCCGGGCCGTTTATGCCGCGTTTGGTCGATGCGGCGATTCCCGGCACGTCGATTCGCCCGCCGCCGTTCAGCCATCCCGGCCGCGGGCAGGTGGTATCCGCGATCCGCAGCGCCTGGGATCCGCCGCCGCCGGATTATGAGCAGAGCCTCTATGCGCGGATTCCGGTGCCGCAGGGCATCTTCATTGACGCGGTGCCCGGTCAATTCGAGGTTGGCGGCGTCACAGCGATCTTTTCCATCCTGGAAATGGCCGCCACCGGTGGTTTTTCGGAAGATGTGGTCGGCGCGATGCTGACCCGCGATTTTGTCAATTGGCTGCCCGCTGCGCCGATCGCGGCGCAGTGGACCGCCGAAGTCACGGCGCCGCGCTGATGCCATTAACACAATGGGGACCCTGGACGCCTGACGTCACCGACTATGAAGGCGCCGGCGTGCACAGCATCAGTAACGTGGTGCCGCGCGGCGATGGCTATGGGCCGTTTCCATCTTTCTCGCCCTATACGTTGGCGCTGCCGGCACCATGCCGGGGCGGCTTCTATGCGCTGAAATTCGACGGCACAGTCGTGACTTTCGCAGGCACCGCGACCAAGCTCTATCAGCTCGACAACACCAATTATGACTGGATCGATGTGTCGCAAGGCGGCGGGCCCTATAGCGCGCTGTCGTCGAATGCCAATTGGAGCTTCGCGCAAGCCGGCAATCTGGTGTTCGCCACCCAGGCCAATGTGCCGCTTCAGGTGTTCGACCTGACCGCCTCGACGGCCTTTTCCAACGCCTTGGGATCGCCGCCTCAGGCCGCCTATATCAGCGCGGTCGGCCACTTTCTGGTGCTGTCTGGATTATTGTCGACGCCGTACCGGATCCAATGGTCCGGTCTCGACAGCTACAATGCGGCGAACAGCTGGACGTCCGGGATCAACAGTTCCGACTTCCAGGATTTTCCCGATGGCGGCACCGTGCGCGGCATCGCCGGCAGCGAACAATCCGGCGTGATCTTTCAGGACCAGGCGATCCGGCGCATGTCTTATGTCGCAGGCTCCCCGATCATCTTCCAGATCGACCGCATCGCCAAGGATAAGGGGCTGTACGCGCCTTATTCAATCATCACCGCCGGCGAGCGGATCTTCTTCTTTGCCAATCAGGGCTTTCACAAGATTGAACCGGGCGGTGTGCCCGAACAGATCGGACGCGAGCGGGTCGACCGCACCTTTCTCGCTAATCTGGACAATGGCAATCTGCAACTATTCATCGGCGCCTCCGATCCGCGGACGTCGCGCGTATATTGGGCCTACAAGTCGATTTCCGGCGTCGCCGCAAGTTTCGATTCGGTGATCGGCTATGACTATGTGCTTGACCGTTTCTTTCCATTGTCGATTGCCGGCCAATATCTGCTCGGCATTTCGCAGACCGGCCTGACGCTGGAAAATCTCGACGCCATCGCGCCGGGCGCGCTGTCGGTCCTGGGTACCGCCAATAACGGCGCCGGCTTGATCCGGATCTCAGTCGCGTCGACGGCGACGCTGACGAGCGGCCATGACTACGCCATCGATAATGTCGGCGGCACGGTGGAAGCCAATGGCAATTGGCAAATCAATGTGGTCAGCGCGACCGCATTCGACCTGATCGTCAATAACGATACCGGTGCGCCGTCGGCCTATGTCAATGCTTTTACATCCGGCGGCTGCGTCGGCGGCTCGATCGACGCTATGACGCTGAGCCTGGATTCCTACGCCACCGCGGTGCAGCCGCAGATCGCGGCGTTCAACAGCGCAGGCGTGCTTGGATTCTTCACCGGACCGAACATGCAAGGCATCCTTGAAGGCGCCGAACAGGGTACCGATGCCAGCCGTATCACCTTACGCGGATTCCGGCCGATCACCGACGCCGCCACGTTATACGGATCGGTGTCCTACCGCGACACGCAGGCAGTCCAGTCGATCGTCAGCGCGGAAGTGGGCGTGAGCACCCGCACCGGGCGCATCGATCTGCGCCGCGACTCGCGCTACCAGCGCTACCAAATGCGGATTCCGCAAGGCGTGTCCTGGACGTTCTGCGCCGGCTATGAGGCCGATGTCACGACTAACGGCACGCAATGATGGCGATGAAGCCATGTGGTGAGTTCGCACCAGCCTCACGTCCGACGCCCTTGCCTGACGCGGGACGAGATGGGGCGTGATCACAAGAGGCGCCCTACCAACATAGGTATGTGGCAGGGGCGTCCCCTTTAGTTGCGCATATTCGCCAAATACAAGCTTATTGATAATGGCCTGGCTGAGCGCATAAGATGTCAGAAAGTAGATATCAGAAAAATCGACTTTTAAATTTTGACTGGTCCAGCGAAACAGCGTACATTCCGTATCATTACAGGAAATATTCGCCGTCCTCGGGAAATCTCGGTGGACGGCCTTTTCAATTTTGTTGGCGGGTTTGTTGAATCAATTAGCGCCGGTTGAAGCGTCAGCTGACCAACCACGTTTCAATATACAAGCTGCCGCGGATCTCACGCCGGTAACCGTTCTATCGATGAGGCCTCTCGCGACCAGCTGTCGCGCGCGTGGCGTTGCCTAGACGCACCACGCTCAAGCTTAGCAATCGAGCTTAACCCCTTAAACCTCACACGCTGGCAGGTCATGCGGACCCGCGGGGTTTTCCCCGCGGGTCTCGGCGTTGCGTGCGCGGCAGGAGATTCTTCATGAGCAACACACGCTTGATGTGGCCGCTGGAAGACGACGGTCGCATCGGCCCGCGTTTGGCGTCGCCTCGGGCACTTGTTGGCAGGTCTTAACAACATGTCCGACGCAGACTGGTACAGCGCTCAATTTGATCCTTGGGTGCCATCGATCCTTTCAGGGGCCGACGATGCGACCGCGCCGTCGTCGTCGACGCCCGCGGCGCAACCGCTTCTGCCAAGCGGCGTGCCCTGGGGCAATCGGCCGATCATTTTTCCAGGCCCGAAGCCTGACCAACTGCCATTGCCGTCGCCGGGCAGTCCGTGGTGGTTTGCACCGCCGATCTTTCCGAAGACGGATCCGCGCGCCGATGCTGAGGCCGCGTCTGCGTCACCACCGCCAGTAACGCAACCCGTGCGGCCAAGCGGCCAGCGTTGGGGCAATCGGCTGATCATCTTTCCAAGCCGGAAGCCTGACGCGCTGCCGCTTCCGCCGGTCTTTCCACCGGCCGATCCACTCACCGCGCAAACGTCGAACGACGCAGGCCCGTCGGCGTCATCGGGCGATCCCGCGTCATTGAATCCGGCGCCCTCCACGACCGATAGCGGTCCACCGCTCGGCCACCGCGGCCTGTTCTCGGCGAGTTTGCCAACTCCAGATCAGCTGGCCGGTGTCGGCGCGAGTGTCGGCAAGGCGATCTCAAATATTCCGTCGAGTGCGGTCGAGTTCGGCAAGGGCCTTGTGCAGCCGATCATCCACCCGGTCGACACCTTGCAGGGCTTTAAAAATCTCGCCCTCGGCCTGCTGGAAAAAACCGGCATCACCGGCGGCACCGAGCACGAGCAATATGCCGACGCGCTAGGACAATATTTTCTCGACCGCTACGGCAGCCTTGAGAATCTCCAACGCACATTTGAGCAGGATCCGATTGGTCTAGCAGGCGATCTGGAGGCCGTGTTCTCGGGAGGCACTGGCCTGGCGGGGCGCATCCCCGGACTGATCGAGCGGGCCGGCAAACTTTTAGAGCACGGAGGTCTAAGGGACGCCATCAAGGCTGCATCGGCAGCCGCGGAGGGAGCCACTGCCACTGGCCCCTTCAGGGTAGTGACACCAGACGTTAAATACTATAGCGTTGCGTTTGAGACGAGATTGAAGCCAACTTCTTATCCGGGTGTTTCGCGTCCTCGGCATTATCAAGAAGCGAACGAAGCATTACTCCAAGCGATCGAAAGTGATCCCGCGTTCGCGCAAGCATTGGAGAGTATTGGAGTGGTTCTTAATCGTACTCGGAGAGGCCGTGCGCCGCGAAGTCCACCGTCTGGTTGGAGCTGGCATCATGCGGAGGAGCTGGGCGTGATGCAATTGGTTCCGCGCGTGCAGCATAAATCTAAAAGTTTCGCGAGGACTTTGCATCCAGGCGGAGCGGGAGGCTTTTCAAGATGGGGCAAGTTGAAAGATGATTGATATCATAGATCATCTGGCGATGTTCGACGGCGATGATGCGATTTATTCGTCGGAACGCTGGACGGCGAATTGCGACGCGATTTTAGCCCGAGATCCGGACGCAGGGGGCCGCATCACGAAGTAATAGGCGCTGGAATGACCTATTTTATAGAGATCTTTATTGCGAAGGATTCTGTCGACGACGGGATCGTGCTGTCGGGAGAAAAGCCGTCTTCCTTCGCGATCCGCGAAACAGTGATTTATGATGCTACCAAAAACGCATAGGGTGAATCATGTTGGATAAAAAACGGTATGAAGGAAGGCCTCTGCATCGATTTCTCGAGCTTTATGTTCTGGAATCGATTGGCGAATTGTCTCAATCGGACAGACAGATGTTGGAAAAGATTGCTCCAAAACTCAAAGAAATCTACGGTGGCGGTGAATATTGGTTCGATGCTATCGCAGCCGCCGTCAAGCTACCTTCCGACGCCCCGTCAGCCATCCGCGCAATGTGGAACAATAATCAAAAAATCGCGCGCACCAACGGTGTGAAACTCACACCGCAAGAATTTGCAGAAATGTTCGTCGATGACAATTTTCTTGACGAATAACAGAAATTAATCATTGCGTTGTTCGCCCTTTTTGGAAGGGCGGACTGTCGCGCCCACCGATCTCGAACCGGCCGGTGAGCTGATGTTCGGTCACTTCCGGGCACTCGGATCGCGCATTGCCGATCGCTGTCGTCCCGGCCTGAAGCCGGATGACGTCGAGACGAAGATCCGTGCGCTGGGGCGACAGCCGCCATACGACCTCATTCGGCTTGATGATTGTTGTGATGGCACGACGAAAATGCCGTCAGGCCGCGTTACCTTCCAGAACAGCATCGGCATTAACCAGCAGCTGAGCATGCCATGACGGTCTATGTCCCCGGCCTCAACGAGACCGACTTGAAGAAAATAATTTTGGCGCTGCAGCAATTGGGCGCCGGTCGGTCCAATGCCACCGGCAGCGTGACGCTTACAGTCAACGCGTCCGCCACATTGGTGACACCGCCGCAATCTGGGATCATCGCGGTCGGCTCGCAGCCGATCCTGACCGCGACGACGCCGGCGGCGGCGGCCGAGTTGGCCAGTGGCAATCTGTTCATATCGAACGTTTCGAAGAACAGCTTCACGATCAACCACACCCATTCGCCGACCACGGGCCGCACGTTTCTGTATGCCATCCTTGGCTAACGAAGGTCCTGTCACGCTGATCTGCGTGGATCCGAAACGCGCGCATGAGATCTGGCCGCTAGTTGAGGCGCTGTTGACCCGGGCCATTGCGCGTGCCGGCGTCGCGTCGTCGGCCGGTCTGGCGCACGATGTCCTGCATGGCGGCGGGCTGATCTGGATTGCCTGGTCCGGTAAGATCGAAGCGGCGGCATCGACGGCGCTGCAACGGACCGACGCCGGGCTGGTCTGTGTGGTCACCGCCTGTGGCGGGCGTCACCGGCAGCGCTGGTTGCCGCTGCTCGCGGGCATCGAAGCTTACGCGAGGCAGGAAGGCTGCGCCCAGGTCCGGATCATCGGGCGCCGCGGCTGGCAGCGTGTGCTGCGGGGCTATGACATCAAGGCCGTTATATTGGACAAGGAGTTACATTGATGGGCAGCAGCAGCCAGCAGACCCAATCGACGCAGCAGTCATCGACCCAGCCCTGGTTGACCGGGCAAACCGTCGTCAACGGCATTTTGTCGTTGTTTAATCCGTTGTTGGCCAATAGCGGGCTGAACCCGAGTGAAAGCAGCGCTGTCAGCCAGCTGACCCAGAATGCGCAGGCGGGAAATCCATATGCGGCGCAGATCGGCGCCAATGCCAGCAGCCTGCTGAACGGTGGTGGCGCAACCAACGAGGCTGGCATGCTCAGCGCCAACTTGCAAAATTTCACCAACGAGATGAAGCCGCTGGCCTCCAACATCAATTACGATCCGACCCAGACGCCGGGCGTCGCGGCGGCGCTGCAGGCGATCCAGAACCAGGTTACCAACAGCGTTGACTCGCAGTTTGCCGGCGCGGGGCGGGATCTCTCCGGCGCCAATCAGATGGCCTATGGCAGCGGCATCGCGCAGGCCGAAGCGCCGCTCCTGCTCGGTCAATACAATCAAAATATCCAGAACCAGCAGGCCGCGGCGCAAAATGTCTTTAACGCGGGCAACACCACGGCAAACACCTTGGCCGGCGAGCAGCAGCAGGCGGTGACCAACCAAGAGGCCGGCACCCAGGCGGCCACCGCCGCGCTGACCGCGCAAAACTACGGCCCGACCGCGATGCTTGCAGCACAGCAATTGGCGCAAAGCATCCCGACGCAAAATCTCGGCATGCTCGCCAATATCGGCATTCCGATCGCCGGCCTCGGCAGCCAAACCAGCGGCAGCGGCGATAACACCACGACGACGAATCCATCTTTATTGTCAATGCTTTC